GTAGGCAAAAACACGCATAGGACATATTCCCCAACATCTGGCATCCAATAATCTCTATTTTTAAGTGTCTGTTTTTGGATGACAGTAAGTTCGTAAGATACAAGTTTATGCGCTTCGAACACAACACGGGCACGAGCTTTTTCTGGGTATATTGCAGAGACTTTACCAACCCTTATTAAGCCTTTTAAATTTTCCATTTAATATGCCCCCATAACCTTTCTTATGTCGATTTTAGTCTCGTAATTTGGCCCAGAATGCACAGCAGACTCAATAAAATACTTACCATCGAAATTACCATAACCAGAAAGTGTTACATTTACCCCAGCTACAAGCAATTGATTCCCCAATAATGTAATGCTGGCCCTATTTTCATTAGCATTTATCTTTCTAAGCTTGAGTTTTGCTATTTTCTCAGCCTCCGCAAGGCTGCTCGCCCTCTCGTTGATAAATAGCGTTTTGCCTGTCTCGGGAGCATTTGGAGGAGTATATGTATATTCGATAGGATCCTCCCAAAGACTAGGCTGGTATTCTATTCTGGCCGCAGAATAGATATTTCTGGTTGCTGATGTAAATTCATATGAAATAATGTCTGACCTGCCCTTGGTAATCACATAAACGCTGGGCATTTCTTCATATTTTGCGCTGTCAAAGATAATGATTTTGTCACTCGATACCTTGAGGCTTAGCCCTGCCTTGTTGCATAATCTTTGCAAGAATGGCAGATCCGGCTCCTCAGACTGCTCGATCCGGTCATATTCAGGATCAAAATCACTATCAAACATCAGCTCAAGCTGTGCCTCATTTGCTATGTCTCCTGCAACCGCAGATAAAGCAACGTCTTCCCAGGCCCTGATTTTGTCTTCATCTACCAAAGACGAATGGACTGGTATTGATACCGCTTTGAGCGTGACCACATCCGGTGGCCCAGCATAGCTTATTTCATCTATTTCGAACGATCCCAGTGGGAGTGTTTGCGCTGTGCCTGCGAATCGCCAATCCTGAGTAATAATAGAAGCAACCAATTTGGCACCTTTGTTAGGGTACCAACTGCCGCGCCATAAACCTTTTTTGTCTTCCAATACAATCTGAAGATCATCTGCTTTGTTGTCCGAGTTATCTTCATAAGAAAAGCTAACCAAATAATTTGAAAGATCAGTCGTTATATCTACATTGTTATATGAAAGTGACAGTGAAGCCCGTCTGATCTTTGCCATTTAAGACCCTCTCTTCCATGGCGGAAGCGCTTTGGGAAGCTCAACCTTCACATCTGGCACATCAAGCTCTATGCCTGCCGGGAATACCACATAACCTAAATACTTTGGATTAGCCTCGAGCAGTGCTGACATGTAAAACTCTGTACCACTCTCGGCACCATAAACTTTGTATGCTATGTAATCCCAGGTATCACCCTGTACAGTCGCATATTTACGCATAACTTAGCCTCCTCTGTTGCGCCAAGAAGGCTTTCAACCTTGCCTCGAAGTCATCCTGTGCCCTTTTGGCTGCCCTTTCAACTTCTGCCCCAATCTCCGTGGCATTTTGTGCAGTAACATTTACGGTGAAAGTTGGCGAATAGGAAATGGTCGATGACGGGATAGCCGAGGGCTTTTCTTTAATAGCATTTAGCAACCTGTCAAGGGGGATTATGGCCTCAGGCTTTTCTGCAACCATGGCAAGATGCGGTACATCAAATACCCCGCCTTTCGCATGGCCTGGTACAGCCACGGCCGTTGGGGCGGCTGTAGGAGCCTCAATCCGCTCCATCATTTCGATATTGATGCCCTTGCCACCGACAAGCGGAAGCCAACTTGGAAGTTTTACTTTGTTCAGCTTATCGATGAACCAGTTAACCTTATCTATTAACCAATTCAGGGCATTGGTTACGGTCTGGAACATAGATGAAGCACCGGAAGTTATAATGCTCCACAGATTGCCCAGTGACGCTGGCCAAACTATACCGCTAAGAAACGACACAATAGCCTTCATCTTCTCAACAATAAAGCTATAAGCAGAAGTAGCGCCAGAGGTGATTATACTCCATAGATTGCCCAAGGATTCTGGCCATTTTATTGTAGACAGATATGAAAGCAGCTGCGAAAACTTATCCGTCACGAAGCTGAACGCATTGGCCGCCCCTGAGGCAAGTGCATCGTATATCTTGCCCAAAGAAGCTATCGGAGCTATGTCACTTAAATATGTGATCAGATTTGACATTTTATCCTTGACAGCTTTAAGGGCATTGACGGCCATTGACTCGAAAGGCACCCAAATATCTGGGAGCTTTATTTTGCCCATAATGCTTGCTATTTTCCCCGGGATATCCGAGATCGCCTCAAATGGGAATTTTGCTACATCCCAAATAACCTTGGGCATTAGGCTGACGTCTGCCATTCCAATTTTGCCAAATATCCTGCCTATCTTGTTTGCTGCAGTTTTAGCCGCACCGATTGCAGTAGATACCCCGCCAGTAATCCCGCTCCATAATATCCCGAAGACATCCGGTATTTTGATTTTGCCAAGGACTGATATAAGATCCCATAACTTGCCTATAACAGCCATAATGGCACGTGGTCCTGCACCGATTGCATCCCACAATGTGTTGATGATTGTCCTTACGGTCTCACTCTTTTTGTATAGGACGACCAGCCCGGCCACGAGACCGGCAATAGCCATCACCACGAGTCCTATTGGGTTGGCCGATAGAGCTGCGTTAAGAAGCCATTGTGCAGCTGTCCACAGCTTTGTACCAAGTGCTACAGCTTTGGTAGCAACGTTATAGGCGATGATCTTCCCAACGGACAGTAGTTTACCGCTTAAGCCTAAAACAACGTTTAGACCTTTCTGAGCAAGCGCCCAAGCCTTAGTCGAAACAGTCGCAATTTTGGTGGCTATATTATTTTTTACCATCCATACATAAAAACGTGCAAGCTTGACTAACACAGATCCGATTGCGAATCCAACGACAGCTATCGCAATTTTCAAGGCCAACATAGCTGATGTAGCATATACCAAAACCTTTGTGAGCCCCTCGTGTTTTTTCATCCAATCGGTAACCCTACCTATAACCTGCGCAACAGAATGAGCCATTTCGGCAAGTGGTGGCAAGAGAACGCTACCGACAGTAACACCAAGCTTCATTATTGTATTCATCAAAAGTTGCAAGCTATTAGCTGTTGTTGCCGACCTTGCTTCGAATTCTTTTTCCATGCTTCCGGCATACTGCGTAGCATCACCGACCTTGCGCAAGTTCTCCTCCAATTGTTCAACATTCGTTACCAATGGAGCTATTGCCGCAACGCTCTCACGGCCAAACAGGTCAGTCAAAATAGCAGCACGTTTGTGCTCAGGAATTTTTCTTAGGGCATTAACAACGGCAAGGATTGCGCCTTGTGCGTCCTTTTGCATCATTTTGGCCATTTGTGTTGCACTTAATCCCAATGCCTTGAATGCACTTTTTTGTTTTTTAGTGGCAGATGCTCCTGAAGTTAATCGTAGAATTAAATTTTTAATTCCTGTCGCAGCTATTTCTTCTCCTACACCAACGCTGACCATTGTTGCACCGAGAGCAGCTATCTCTCTTGCGGTCGCTCCACCTATCTCGCCCAAAGGCCCAATTCTGGTTACTATGTCCGAGATCTTTGGTGCAGAAGCGGCAGTGGTATTGCCTAAATAATTGATTTGATCGGCAAGTTCGTTAACTTCCTTTTGGCTCATTCTAAAGGCCGTACGCCACTGAGCCATCATTTGCCCAGCCTGCTCAGCTGTAATATCGAAGGCAACTCCCATTTTAGCTGCGCTTTCTGCAAAAGAAAGCAGTTCATTCCTCGCAATTCCAGCCTGGCCCGCAGCCGCCACGATATCAGCCAAACCTTTGGCTGCCATGGGTATACGTTGGGAAAGAGCCAAAATGTCTTCCCCCATTTCTTTAAACTGCTGTGGCGTTTCAAAGTCTACTACCTTGCGCACATCTGCCATAGCGGACTCAAAATCTACAGCAAGCTTCACTGGGACAGCAAGAGTAGCTGCAGCAGCAACGGCACCAAGCATTTCGCCACGCATTCTCGACTGGAATGCTTCCGCCTTACCCTGCAACTCAATCGCCCTAGCAAGCCTTTTTTGTGCCTGTTCAGCCTTATTTAATTCGGTTGTTAGCCTAGATTGAGCTGCTCTGTATTGTTCTGTAGAGATAGCACCGGATTTATAATTTTGCTCAAGCTCTTTTAATTCCTTTTTTAAGGAGCGTACTTTATATTGGGATTCCTGAAGAACAGAAGTGGCAGATTTAAAAGATTGACTAAAGCTTGAATTTACTTTACCAGCTATTTCTATTGCTAGTTCATATGTTTTTGCCATTTCTGCCACCCCCCTCTTTTAGAATATCCGAAGCTATTTCAAGCCACTTACCAAGTTCAGTAAGTGGTATACCCATCCAGTAGCTAACAGGCGTATAAGTGCTCATAGAAAGCGAAAGCGAAATGCGCATGATCAGTTCGACACCTTTTTTGTTGAGTCCTACTTCAGCAAAAAATTTTGCACAGCAATTGTAATAGCGGTAAAATCCCTTGCAGGCAAATTATTGATATCTTCTACGTTTACCCCGCTTGCCTTAGCTGCAACAATTGCGAGATATTGTTTCGAAAACTCAGGAATGACGATATTTTCACCTAAAAGCTGCGCCTCTCTTGATGCGTTGATGATGTCATTGCCAGTCAGTTTGTCAAAATCCAGATTTAATTCTTTTACTTCAGCACCTTTAACCGTGATTGGCTGACTAAGTTTGATCTTCATGATGATCCTCCTACTCGATGCCTAGAGCAGCTTTAACCTGAAGCAGATAATCTACGCCTGCTATCTTGCATATATAGTTGAACTTGTCGATTTCTACTAGAGTTGAACCATCGACATCAACCTTCAGGTACACAACCTCAAAGACGTTAGATGCACCTGCCACTACACCAACATCCAGATTTCCCAAATTGACAGACGTTTTGGGGATCGCACGCAGCACAACTCGTACTGGTCTAACAAAGTACTGACCGGCTCCAGCATCATATATCTGACTTGCGCCTCTTAGGTCAAGGTTATGTGCTTTTTGGGCTGCTAGCTCAAGCGTTGGTTTCTCGACAGTTCGCCAGTTAAGCGTACATGTCATGCTGCCGAAATGGCCAAGGGTAGGGCTATCTACCTCACCGGCCAAGCCAGCCCCCTTCACCGTTTCTGTCATTGCCTCAACGCTGGGGAGCTCTACGTCGGCAACTCCTATCAAATCCGTACCATCAAGATAAACCCTGAAATTTATTAACTTTTCCGGAACCTGATTTGCCATCTTTCATCACCCCTTTACGCTGCAAAAAGCGTCTCAAGATATTGCGGGTCGTACTCCACGATGAAGTCGATCTCGCGAGCCGGCGCAGGAGGCGTTACGTAAAC